CCCTTGCCGTACCTGAAGCAGTGCCTGTCTTCGCGCTTATCTCAGGCAGGACAATAGAAAAGGTCTCCGCCATGCCTCGCTGGGCCATAACAAAAGCCATGACGGGGGCGAATTCGGCACGACTAAGCCGTGAGTACTGCGCGGAAAACTCAAACCGCTGACCGCCAATGTTTCTGACTTGAGTACGTCCTGAGATGCTCTCGCTAGACAGGTTGTAATGCTGGCTTTTAAAGCCAATAGATGCAAATACTGGTGATGCAGGGTATGTTCCACTCATGTTAAAGATGCCCTTCCGCGATTATTTACCGCTTGGTTGATCATAGAGACAATCTGACCTCTGCGGGAGTTAAGCAGCCTGTCAAATCCAGCAGTGTCATTAGCCTGTATGCTGAAGTTTACACTAACATTGGCTTGAGACTGACCACTTTCTGATCCAACAGCTTTCTTTAGGTTCTCATTAGTAGCAATACGACCTGAACTACCCATAGTCAGAAGCTCTGGGCCGCGCTCACCAATAAGGTAAGACTCACCGCCTCTAACCTGACCACCTAATGCTCGACCACCAGCAATAGCGGTTCCTGCAACAATACCAGCGGATGCGTAACCCATAGCTCTAATCCCAGCAGCGGACGCAAGAAAACCAACAAATCCTGTCAATAATGAGGCTTGAGCGCCAGCCGCGTTAGCAGCAACTTCGGTTGAAACTATAATTTGAGCAATAGCTAGTGCTTTTTGAATTGCAAATAACGCTTTAGCTTCTTTTGACCCCTCTTCGGCTATGCCTGCCAATTGCCCAGCCATTCCGCTCATGCTTGATATGACTTGCTGCTGAATGTCTGCTTTAGCTTGAGCTTCGGCTAAGGCAAGAGCAATGCCATCTTTACTATACTTTTCATTTAATGCTTTCATTCCAATTAAGAATTGCTCTTCGTTAATCAGCTTATTGCCATAATCTTCTGCAAGCTTAGTGGCATTTGCATTTAATGTAGAATCAAGAAGAGCTGCCTCGTCCATTGCAGATTGCTCTATTTGCAATAGACGGGCTTGGGCGCTGGCTTTTTCTTTCTCTAACTTTAGGCCAGCTTTATCGTCACGCAAACTAGCTTGACCAGCTAAAGCATCAACTGCATCAGAATATTCTTGCTGTATAATTAGCCCTTTAGCAAGATCTTCTTTCAATTTAGCTAACTTTCGTGTTTGGACTTCTGCAAAATTCTGCTCTTCAGTAAGTCCAAGAAGCGTTAACTGCTCAACGTATTTGCTTGCGGCAGCACTTTCTTGCTTAAACTTGTCAGCGTCTGATTTTTCTGCTTTATTTGTCTCTTCTAACTCTTTATGCTTTGCAATTTGTTCGGCCAAAATTCGGATTTTCTCTCTATCTTCTGCATTGGCTTCTGCTAGGCCTGCTTTATGTAAAGCTAACGCAACACCACTTTTACCTAGCGCACCTGCTTCCTCAGAAAGGCTTTTGATCAAAGACTCAGTAGAACCCGTAGTCTCATCAATTAATTTAATATCTTGTTCTTTTAAGTGGTTTAGCCTTTCAATCTCAGCACTAATTACTCCTTGGCGCTCTGCAAATTCCTCGCTTGTTTCAAGCTGCACACGTGTAGCTAAAAATCCTTGATAAGCTACTTTTGCTCCTTTTTCAAGCTCTTTACTTTGCTCTGCAATTGCTGCGCTATATCCCTCTATTCTTTTTGTCACTAACGTCCTAACGTATGCTTTACTAGCCTCGCCAAGATTGTCAAAATTCTCTTCAAGGCTTTTCATATCCTCTTCAAGCGAAGCCATTGCCTCACCAGCAGTGTTCAAACTGTCATACACAACCCTACCAAGAATGGCACCAAAAGCAATTAACGCACCAGTAACCGCACCTGCGGGGCCAAACACAGACGCAAGCTGAGAACCCTGCTGACCAATAATGGTAAATGCATTTGTTCCCATCTGGGCCTGAACTGCAATATCCTGAAACTGATAGGAAGCTTGCTGTGCTTGGGCGCGCATGTTTTTCATAGGCGCAACTGTGCTTTTAGCAGCTTTTCCTACCTTGCCGGTATTTTTCTCTGCTTTTGCGCCCGATGCTGAAAGATTCTCTAGCTGTTCAGTAGTGGGTTTTATCCCTTTAGCCTCAACTTCTACTACAAGTTTTGATACGTCAGTCATTCTTACTGCCCTCTTGAGCGTGTAAAATATCTAGGTTACGGATAATATCCACCTCAAAAGTAGATAGCCTTCCATATATAGACATATACGAATTTATTTCATTGTAACTGATTGCGCCAGAGGAGGCATTTTTTAAAGACACGAACAAGTCCCAAAGATAAATAAGCTCTTCTCGTAATTTAGGCTCTTCATCAAGTTCTTTGGGGTTACGACCTAAACTTTTAGCAACTTGTCGTAGATTGCTGATGCGGCTAACTGTTGACCCTTTGTCGTAACCGGCAGCCCAGAACTGCCACCGGCCAAAAACAGACAGCTCCTTAGTTAGCCCTTGATAAAATTTCTTCGTGCAGCTACAAAAGTGTCTACTTGAGATGCAATGTTAGGGGCTTTTCCATAAAGGTCTTGTGCGTTCTTAGGGGTAAACTCTACTGGCTTACCTTTATCCTCAAGTCCACGCCAGCTTTTAGTGATAGCGACTAACAAGTCAATTTCACCGCCGTCCTCTTTGTTGATAAGCTTCCTGTGATACGCTCTTACAGCCTCTCTGTACGACTTTGAGTCAACACCCTTTACGATGATGTAGAAATCAGTCTCTTCGTCGTCTATCGGGCTTAAAATGCGTATCTCTGCGCCTTCTTCGTGTGCGTCAGCAGTGTAAAGTTCTTTTATGTCCATTTCTCTCTCCAGAGTTATTGTGTACGGGTTGCGTAAAAGGGGCTTTTAAACCCCTGATAATTAAGCGTCTGATCGTGTAATTTTAATCTGAGATGCATCGCTAGAGTTATATAGTGCCACAAAATCAAGAGATACTGTTACTGCGCCAGCACCACCAACTTCAGGATTGCCTGAGTTGTATTTGACGTTTGGTAGATTAAAGGTGTACGAGTTGCCAGCTAAATCAGTTAACACAAAAGTTAAGCTAGAAGATGTTTCGTTAATAAACTTGTCAATTAAGGTGCTGTTCTCAAAATAAGCTGTAACTGAACCGCTAACAGATGACTTGCCAATAGAAGGCAGCAAAGTAGAGCTAGAGCCAACTACATACATAGATTCCATTCCGTTATCAAGACTTAGCTCAAGCCCAGTAATAACAGCAATGCTTGATCCGCCTTCTGTAATTGAACCAGTAAACGAATCAAATGGTGATGTAGTAGTTTCGGCTGCGTAAGTTGCGCCAGTAATAGCAGCAGAAGCTATTGTAAAGTCTTTACCAATTACCGAAAGCGATCCAGTTACCATAGAGTTAGGGGCAACAGACAAAGAAAGCGCATTAAAGTTGCAACCAGTAGAGCGCAGATACTTGCCAATGTCTTGGTGATGACGCTCAACGGTGTAGCTTCTTCGGGTAGTTCCTGCTTTAAGGACGTTTGTAGCCCAAGTGCCACACAATACGGCCTCAAGCAAGTCGTCAAATGACTCGTAAGACAGTTCAACATTAATGTCGCCAGCAACGCTTCTGTTGCCGTGACGGAAATGAGCTACCTGACGATCTTCTCGTAACTCTTCGGACTCTATTGCGTCTTTAGACAGTCCAATAGTAGTTCCGGTGTGACGAATAGGTGTAAATGAAGGAGTGGTTGGAGTAGTACCGAATGTAGATTCGACAACATACGCCATGTTGTGTCTTGAGCCTGTTGCAATAGTCATACTTTACCTCGGTGCTACATGAGCCATATAATTAATTGTTACTGAAATAACGAAGCGATCTTCGTCAATAAGTCCTGAGTTTCTTGATACATTACCAAGCCGAACATAAACGCCATTGTACAATAAATCTGTACCGCGCTTAAAGTGGTCGGCAATTACATCGGCTTTCGCTTCTGCTGTACCTCTACCTTCTCCGGCCATTGCAAAAACATCAACTTGATATAACCCTAAGTATTCGTCTATACCAGCAGTTCCAAGTCCAGCTTGTACTGTAGGGGCAGGCAAATGAGTTGGCCTCAAGTATAACGTATTTTTAACGGGCTTATAGGCAATATTTTCCCAAGCTACAGGAGATGATCCCGCCAAAGTGCCTAGTCTTACGTCTAAAGCCGCGCTTATGTTTGAAAACACTGTACTCATGGGCTAACCTTTTTAACAGCTTGATCCATTGCTTGCTGAAAAGCCGCAACATTTACTCTTACCATTCCAGTTGGAGCTTGGGATGAATGGCCTAGATATTCAATTCTTGACGCGTAAGAAAGATTGTTCACAAAAACAACAGATCCCAAGCCATCATATTTACTTACCATAGCCTTCATTCTGTTAATAGCTCGCTTTCCGCTTTTATCTCTCTTGCTTAATATTCCTGAAGCTTGTTGGTTTAACGATGTCTGCCAATTAGCTCTTAAAGCACCAGCTTTATAATTTGCGGGAGGTTTGTTTTTCCATAACTCCGGCTTTCCAACTGGGGTATCCATTATTATCTTAGTAAACACTTCTATACAAGTTTGCTGGACAACTTCAACAATGTCTTCGCCGGTCTTATCAACATACTCTTTAAGATCTAAGGTGAAGCTCATAATACACATCCGTGCCAGATGGCGAGATTGTAGTAACATCCATTATCCGGTAGCTTACGCTATCAAACGTCAAGGTATTATCAATTGCTGGAATTCCTTTGCCTGCTTCAACAAGCATTTTTATATCTGCGTCTTGAACAGCAGATGATGCTTTTTCTGCAATACTAAACTGCGCTCTAACAGATTTAACGGTAAAGCTTATTGGGATGCCGCTAGACATATAGCCAGATGCAACATTATAACCGCCACCGTCTTCTCTACTAATAACCGAATTAGCACCAAAGTTAGATATTAGCTTAGATGCCGTTTTCTTTAGTGACGCGTAATCAAACACGAATAATCCTTGCGGTAGGCAGAAGCAGTTTCTTTAGCTTGGCCTCAACTGCCGTCAAATAAGTAATAGCTAATGCGCTAGGGGCATATTCAACCTCTAGTTCGCCAACCTTTTCTTTAAGTGTCTTCCTGTCTTGGTTTGCAAGGGGATTTACTCCGCCATCCAAAGCAATGCATAACTCCATCTCAGCTTCTTTAAGAAGTACGGGGATAGAATTGGATACTATGTAATAATTGTCAATCTCAACGCCCGTTCTGGGCCATTGCAGACTTTGTTCTAAGGTTGATTTAGTGCCAATAAAGTTCTTAGACTCTAAATAATCCATAGCTTGAATAATTAGAATTGAAGGTGTACCGGTTAAGGTTATGCCTCTATCTGAAGCATAAGTAGCTAATTCTGATTCTGATACATACGAGTTGGCAGTTGATGAGCCAGTTCCTGTTTCTACTACTATCGTAGCCATTTGTCTTCCTCAAGTAAAAAGGCCACCCCCCGAAAGAGGCGGCCAGATGTAGACTTAACCTAACAGAAGAGCAGTATGCTCTGGCTTGATGTTTTTAACACCCCAAGCAAGACCAACTTCGTAACGAACTTTTCTGTAGCCTTTGTACATGGCAAATTCCATGCTAAGACCAGAGCGAGGATCAGTAATTACAATTACGTCAGTCGCCATGTCACCCTCAGAAGGACGGGCAGGAGCGCGAGAAGCTAGAACGATTGCAGAGCGGTTAAACGCCATGTTACGAGCAGAAGCAGCAGTAATAGTAATTGCTTTGTCGCCAGAGTCTTGAGCTACCTGCAATCCAGGAGCAGCAATAACCAACGCTCCGCCACTTACAGCAGCAACACCAGCAGCAACAACATACTTGTTAGTGTCGCCAGCAAAAGTAATTACATCGCCGGTAACGATAGTACCAGTACCAGCAGCTTTAAGAGTAATAGCTGTTTGACCTACAACGTGAGCGCCAGCACTTACGGCGTTAGCTGAAGTTCCAGCAACAGAAGTATTAACCTGTGCAGATTCACGAATAGGCATGCCATTTACATCAAGCAGTACGCCTTGACGCAAGATAGAGTCGCTACCAGCATCAGCTACGTTTGCTTGCTTGCCAAGAAGATTAACGCCAGCAGCAGTGTTGATTACAAGCTGGTTATCTTGCAACGGTGAGCCGTTGTCTTTCAGTATTCTTAATACGTTAGAAGCATCGGTGTAATCGTTAGCAGTGCCAAAAGGGCTAGTGCCAGCTGTGCCGTATGCGCGAGAGAATGTAGACTGCAATGCACAAAGATCAGTCTCTACTTCGTTGGTTACTGCACGAATTGCCTGCGCAATCTTAGCAGCACGAACATTCTGGTAACCAGCGCCTTGCAGACCAAGTTGCTCATCACCGTTAAAACCAAACTCAGCCGCACGGGACTTAGTGATGATAATGTCGGTAGAACCAGAAGTCTGGCCAGTAGGGTTAGGAACGGTCATCGCAGGAGTAATGTCTGACACGTTACCAACAGGCTCAACGTCAACTCGGATGTTTTGACCAACAGCAGCAGTGTTTGCTGAAGCGTTCATAGTAGCAGATGGGATCATGCCCGTTAGTTCACGGGAAACAATGTCCAGTGCTTCGTAGATGTCTGGCACAAGTGCCGTAATGTTATTAGCCATGTTAAATTACCTTTCAATTATCAGTTATAGTTCCGCCGGACTTCACAAATTCCATCCTTTTAACGGGGTTAAGTGCCTCAAACTCGGCACGACTTCTTACCTTTGTGGCACCGCCACTATTTGAGCCACCAGAAGCACCGCCACCTGATGATTGATTGCCTTTTAACAATGCAGCGTATCTTGCATCGTTTTTAAACTCATTCTTTAGGTCTTCAAATGAAGACACGGTTAGACTTCCATTAGCATCTGTAACTTTAACACCGTCATCATGGAACTTCAATCTGCGCCCAATAAACTCACTTAAAATCTCAGCATTTGCGCCGTCTGCAAGGTCAGCAGCTAACTTTAATGCGGTGTTATTTTTCTTCTCGTTTGCAACGCCTTGACGAAGACTATCTAGCTCAGTAAGCGTACTTTCATACTTTTCTTGAGCTGATTTATGTAGTTGTTGGTAATCGCCCTGCTCTTTTGCTACCCGCTCTCTTTCTGCCGTTGATTCCGCCTCTATATCGCGCTTGGCTTGCTTTGCTCTCTTGGCTTCAGTCAACAACTCGTCCATTTTAGACTTCATTGATGCATTTTCTGCCATTAAAGTTGCCAACTCACTGCTATTATCGGTTGAGTCGTTTTCAACTACTGTATCGGTTACTGTTTCTTCTTCACTCATCTTAATCACCTTTGGTCACAAACCAAGCAGCCACTGGCCGCTTATAAAACGGGAAGCAAAAGTGTGTTCTCACTCCCCAGTATAATAATAGTATAAGCTGTTACGTCAAAATCAACAAATTTATCCCTTTAATGGGTCAAATTCATTTGAATCTGTTGGTTTCTCTTCGGTCACAAGAGGGCTTTGCGTAGAAACATCTTTGTCAAGGTCTTCATCAGTGCGTTCATGTCTAATTAGGTTAGACTTACGCATCAAATAGCGAACATCTGACTTAGCAATGACTCCACTTTCCATTAATTGAATGTTAGCCATCAATAATTGTGGGTCAATAGTGGCATCGTAGAATTGCTTGTTGACTTCAATCTCTGGTTCAGAGCTTCCGCCCATATACATCATTGACCATTCCAAACACTTTTTGAATCCCGATTCTACGTTCAGTATAATTGATCCAAGCTTACTATTTTGCCCAGCAAACCGCATTTTAGCAGCTTCAGCAGTTTCTTCGCCGCCGCCGTCCTCAATAATACGGGTTCCAATCTTAACCATTTGCATTTCTTTCATTTCCATGCCTTTAAGCGGCATTTGGTTTGCACTTGCCTGCAATAAAGACGCTCCGCCACCTTCCGGCAGCAAGATAGCGGCTCTGGAGCCAAAAGATATGCCATGCGACATATTCTGATCAACCCAAGATTGAGTTAGCCCCGAAAAAGTAGGGGTAGGCTGTCCAACAAGGAAAGATGACTCTTCGTAATCAGCAGAATTACGGTAATGAGAAATATTGATTTCGGCAATGTCATATAAAGGCGCTTTATCAATGGTTTCGTCATTATTAATTGATCCAATAAAGGAAAAGGGTATTTCGTCCCATAACGATCCATCGGATTGACGCGGGTATATGTCAGGCCCGCCCGCATACATTACTAAATCACCGTTTTCGTCATATAAATTCTGGACATAAACGCCATCTCGCAGCATAAGAACGCGGTGATACATACATTCTTCGTAGTCAAAGCCATCTTCTGAGGGCTTGAGTGTAGGCTCTTGCAGTACAACCAAAGACAGCTTTTTAATGCCGCCGTATTTAGATGTTCTCCAGTTAATGATAGATTCGGCTGGATATGGCAATATGCTGGCCCGCAAATATAGGGCGGACACTTCATAATCAGTCAATCCTTCTGGTGCAGACGGGTAATCAACTAAAAGTCCGTATCTTCCAACCATCAGTGCGTCACTAGCCGCATCTTTAATCATCTGGTCCAAAGACAGGCCGTCACCGTTAGCGTCAACAAGCATGTAATCAATAGACTTGTCTAAGCTAATGGTAGAAAGCTTACGGAAAACCATTCCAAGCATGCCTTCTTTTGTGTGGCCCGTAAAATTTACGAAGTTAGCCCTTTGTACATAGGCTTGGTATCGCAATTTGTTTTCTTCAGAGCCATCACTAGCATTTGGCGGCGGTAAATAAGCAGTGCCTTTTAGTGATCCAATAGCACTGTCAGATCCGCCAGCTCTAAGCTTAACGGCATAAGCGCCATCATCGCAGTCTCTTACTAGCCTCCACTTACTAAGGCATTTTTGGTATTCGGGATGTGTGCTATCTACTGGCATAATTTTTATCTCGCAAATCGGACTCTCAGGTCAGCCACGGGCTTAACCACTGGAATTTCAAAGGCTATGGGATATGTCCCCGCGTCAGGCAAGTGATCAAGGTTAGATTTCTTGTCAGGAGTTCCATTGTCATCATAAGCCAATTGCTCAAGGCATCTAGCGTAATCAGGACAGAGTGTATCGTTGACAAAAAGCCTGCCTTTATCAAAGGCTGTATTCGCGGCTAAAATCCTATCTTTCACAAACGGGTTAGCTTTATTTGCATAAACGGCAAACCCCGCGCTCTCTAATAATGATATGTCAGATATAGAGGCATCTACAGTTTTCCTACTCCGGCCGCTGGCATCAGGGTAGATTCTTACAACGTGATTAGGATACTTCTCTTGTATAGCCCTAATCATTGCAGGGGTATCATAAATCCCCTTAAATTCATTAACGGCATGCCACTCATCTCCGTGAACAATATAAGACACGGCAGACATATTGGTGACGTTAAAATCCATTCCTATACGGACTAATGTCGAATCGTCAGCAGTCATGCTTGATCTGCATGCAATTCTATCATAGTTGTTAAAGACCGTCCCAGACTGAAGGTTAACAAACTTGCCCTCTAGATAAGCCGCTAAAAGGTTAGCAGGATAGATGTCCCTCAAGCTTTGGACATAATCATCTGGTAAATGCGGGTTACTCATTGTAGACGCTTGGATTATCTCATATCCTGGCTTTGGGTCTTTTACCCAAGTGTTATACACAAACTTAAAGCCTTCAGGGGTAGTGGTAACTCCAATAGTGTTCTGCGCTCCACCTTCTTTGTTCTGTCTGTTTCTTGCTACGATCTGTCGCCACGCATAGGCCGCATCTTCAGCCTTCATGGTATCCAGCTCATCTACGTCAGCATCTGCATGCTCGTAACCAATAATACGATGTGGGGCATCCATAGACCGGAAATAGATTCTCCCGTATCCAGAAATCTCCAAATAATTAAGGGGCGACTTATAAAGCCTGTAGCCAATTCCCAACTGCTCTAAAGCCTGCTCAAATCTAGGAAAAGCAATCATGCGGATCAAATCGTAAGTAGGTGCGTAAAAACCTCTGTCCGTTTTAGGATTCTGGATCTTGCCTATTATAGAACGGTTAACCGCAGCGTCAGTCTTGCCAGCACCAAACCCCGCCACTAGAGCAGGGTATTTAACGGTGGTAGTAATGTAATCAAACTGAGGAACTGTAGGGGTTATTGTATTCATTAGGTAGGCTGAATAATATTAATGCTAATCGGCTGGGCATTAGATTCGGTTTGCTCTTCTTTCCATCCGCCTTGAGTCTTCAAATAAAAGATGTTAGCAGTGACGTTACCATCCATAGCCAACTGAACTAGGTTCTTACCCATAGACGCTATTTTAGCTGCCCGCCCAAATTCATAAGCCTTCCTAACTTCAGGCTGTCTCTTTTCAATATTACTCAAAGTCCTTTCTGTTATACCAAAATAAGCAGCAAGTTGACCTTTATTCAAAACACTAGCAAGGTCTTCTAATTCCCTAGTCATATCATAATCAAATACAATCAATGCTTTATCAGGGTTACCGCCCCCATCTCCTTGATTACCTTTCTTAGCCATCTTATATGCCTCTAAATTGCGTTCTAAGCCCTTTTAAAAGCTTACTGGATCGATTGTGTGAATATACAGCAAAGCCTTAGACAACGGAATAGACAAAGGAATAGATTAACTCTCGCATCCAAACTTATCGTCACAACCCTTTAAAAAGCTGGCCGTACTTAGGAGGGGGTCGAGGCTCTCTGACTGGATATGACCCCCCCACACCCCCCCATCGACAGCGGCAACGGTTTGCGTTCGGGTATCAACCTCAGCACACCATTCAATCAAAGCAGTGCGCATTGTCGAGCCAGCCTCGGGGATATCCATCAACGCATTCGTTATGCCGTCCAAGTGATCGACCAGATCAAGCCAATCATTGTCTAGGCAATCCGTTAGCCGATCGCTTATGTTGATATTCTGTATCATGCCCATGCGGTAACCCTCTGATATCGTTACTGTTTACGGTTCAAATAGTGTTCGATTTATCTTGATATTCGATGGCTTTTGGCCGTCTTAAAGTCTAATCCATTCCCTTTCACTTATAACCAAAAGGAATGAATGGCTTAATAATAGGAACAAACTGGTACAAACGCAAATCTAATGGACCAAGACCGGATTTTTTTAGCCTATATAACAATATAATATTGATAATTGATTGATTAATTTGATACAATAGAATCATGGAAAGGAAAGAGAATAATCACTTTAACTAAATAGGCAATCTAATGAGCTACTACACTAAAAAGCGAAAGCAACGGGAAGAGATCAAAAGCGCATTGATGGTCTTGGCTGTATCTGTACCATTGGTG